GCGGCACAAAATAGACCTCATTCGCCCCGTTTTCGTGAAGCAGCATCTTGCATTTCGCCCACGGGAGATACGGAACTTCAATCGGCTTCCCGCTGTCATCCTTCGCCTTCCGCTTGTCACAGAACGGCAAAACGTCGATCTGTACAAGCTCGTTAAATCCTTTCAGCATACTTTCCTCCTTAAATCTTGCAGACTTGCTTGTCCAAGCCGCACATTTCGGCAATGCGATTCGTGCCATACGTTTCCACCAAATGCTCAATCAGGGCGTTATGTACGTCCCAGTTCTCGCTCGGAAGCGCGGCGGCAATGTTCCCTTCGTCGGAAACAAAGTACTCATTCCCGTCATAAATCTCTGCGCCGTTGATATCCGTGATAAACGGCGCTTGCTGTTTATCTTCCATCATTCCACCAACCTGTATCTGGCATAGCTCGTATCCTCGCCATACCGGTTCTTGCTCGTTTCCATGTCGCGCCGGATGTTGTACCCTTCGCGCTTCAGATCGTAGACACGCGCTCCAAGCCGCATGCAGCCGAGGTCCTGCATCGCCTCAAGCTGCGTAATGCTGCCGAAGTCGCGCATGTACTTCAAAACCCGTTCAGCCTGCGTCATAGCTACCTCCAAAGCTGCGTGAAGATCGAACTGAAAACAATCTCGCGATAGAATATCTTCGGCGGCGCGGGTAACGGCTCTGCGTGCGTCGCAGCAAGCACCTTCGCCGCTTCTGCCTCAAACTCAACGGAGAACCATCTCTGCCAGTCAAGGCAGCGACACTTGCCTGTATCGTGGGTGCATTTCTTGCACGGGTAAATCATAACAGCACCGCGCCGCCGAAGAAGATCACCGCCGCGCCGCCAAGCGTGAACGCCGCTTCGAACAGCCCGAAGCCCAGCAGGACCGCCGTGCCGCCCAGAAGGACGCAGCCAATCGAGAAGCAAAATGCCTCCGAAGCCTTCAAAAGCTCCGACTTCCTTTTCCGCTGCCGGATAATCTTGTCCCACCGCTCGCCGAGTTCGCGCTCTCTTGCGCGCCGGTGATTCGCCTCAAGGATATATTCAACGTCAGTCATCATGTACCTCCACAAATTCCCCGTTCTTAGTGGGTCCATCCTTCAAATGCCGCTCAATCCAAGCATTAAGGTCCTTCGGAAAAACCCAGTAGACAGGTGCTTTCTCTGTTTTTACCGCCTTACCAAACGGGAAAACACCCTGTTGCAGCCCCAGCCTAAGGACCTCAACACCGATCTGCATGCCGTTTTCTCGCAGAATCTCTACCGCTTCTTGCGGCGAAATCGTTGCTCGATTTAACATCCTATCTCTCCTTTTTCTTTTTCTAAGATTAGAGAAATACTATCTATTCCATTTCCATTTCCTAAAGGTAATACCGTGGTATTACCGGAAGTGTTACCACGCTATCAATGTGGTTCATGTTTTCTCCTTTTCCTCACGTAAGTTCAAGTACCACGTAAAGTTCCTCTTTCTGATGCAGTCGGCGCTGGCGTCGGATAATGAACATCCTGCATATGCAAAAAGTAAAAGTAGTTCGTCTCCGCCGACTTCTATTTTTAGCCTTATGTTCTTTCCTTCCCTCACAACTTTAGCCGCAACCCTACTTCTAACGGTTGCACGCTTTCCAATTTCATCCCACAGCTCGTTAGCCTCTTCGTTACTCATGTTTCCTCCTTTTCCGTCTGAGCCTCTTTTATAAGGCTCAAGGTTCCTTCCGTTTTCTCGGCTTCTGTAGCAGCGAGTCGACCGATACGCCAAAATAGTCTGCAATCGCTTTTACAGTGTCGATGCGCGGGGCAGCGTCCTTTCCTGCCCACTTTCCGATTGTGCCGTTGGCAATGCCGCACGCCTTTTCTACGGTCGCAATATTCGTCTTGTGCTTCGTACAAAGGCGCTTGACATTCTCATAAATCAAAAAAATCCCTCCAATCTGTACGAATACTACTTGACAGATGTTAGAAGATAGTCTAATATAAGCGTGTCAAGGCAATTAAATATCTTCTAAAAGTCCGTCTTGGTGAGGGGCTAGGTTTTTTGTACCCTTCACGTCTCTAAGTATATTAGAGTTTGCCCTAAAAGTCAAGAACTATTTTCGCGTTTAGTCTAATTTTTTAAGGTGCAGTACATGCTCGATAAAATCAAAGCGCTATGCAAGGAAAAGAAAACTTCTATATCCAAACTGGAAAAACAGCTTGGATTCGGGAATGGTGTCATCGGCAGATGGGATAAGTCTGTTCCGAGCTATGAACGACTCGCCGCAGTTGCTAACGCGCTTGATGTGCCAGTATCTTACTTGACCGGCGAAACCGATGACCCGTCTGTGGGCATAAAAAAAGAGCGCCCCGCCGATGGCGAAGCGCGTGTCTGTGATTTGCCGGAATCAATTCAGAAGATCATAAATATTTGCCTAGATCGTCCTGAACTTGCGTCTGCGTTATTAACTCTTGCGCAGCAGATAGAAAAAGGTTGAGTTTCTCTGGTGTAAGTCTCATAAGTGTTTCTGTCAATTCTTTAATCGTTGCGATTTCCTTTTCATCCATTATAATCTCCTGTCTCCACTTCCGCCGTCCTTTTCTTAACCTCCAAATTTTATCGTTTCTTTTTGTGTAGATTCGTTCTTGAGGCTGTCAAACTCTGTTGGTAAAATCGTAGTATCAAATCAAATTTTGACTATGAGGGATTTTTACAATGAAAAGAATGCTTGCGCTTTTTCTAGCTGTGCTTCTTCTGACTGGATGCACGGCAAAAACCGCGAAGAGAGAACCAGATAAAGAGAGGGAACCAGAAAAAATCGCCGTTCCTGACGCAAAGGTTGGCTCTTCTCCAGAAGCGCCGGAGCCCGCAGAACCGATTGTTCAGGACCAGCCCGAGGTTCCCATCTCAGATAAAACCGCGCAAACGTCTTTCGGTGATTCCACTGCTTCCGATATCGAACCCGTTGCGCCAGACGCTCCGATTGAAGCATCCGAACCAACATCACAGAAATCATCAGGTGTATACGTTGGAAGTGTTGACTCGGATAAATACCATAATCCGAGTTGCCGCTTTGCAAAGGAAATCCTCCCAGGGAACGAAATCTGGTTCGATAGCATAGAAGATGCGCAGAATTCTGGGTATTCACCTTGTGGAGGCTGCCACCCTAAATAATATTATAGCGCAATGTTTACACCCAAAAATAGAAAAGAGGAAAATAAGATGGACACTGTAGAAAGACCCGTTCCAACCGAAAATCAAAAGTTTTGCAAATTTTGTGGTGCGATCATCGACAAGGACTGCGTGATTTGCCCGAAATGTGGAAAGCAAGTTGAAGAATTAAAGTCCGCGCAGCCGAACGTCGTAATCAATAACACGAACACAAATGCGAACGTGAATACTATCCGCGGGTATGGTCGTCCGAAGAACAAATGGGTTTCATTCTTCCTTTGCCTTTTCTTCGGTATGATCGGTGCGCATAAATTCTATGAGGGCAAAGTCGGAACAGGAATCCTGTATCTCTTTACACTTGGGTTGTGCGGGATTGGATGGGTCATTGACACTATCACAATCTTGCTGAAGCCGAATCCTTATTACGTCTAACTCATAAATTTAGAGTTCTGCCACTGCTCCCGCTTTTCGCCGCCTACATCCGAGACGCAGGCAAAGAGCATGGGCGCTCCTTTGATGTAGTCCAGGCTCAGACTGTGGACGTCTTTGAAAAGCGCCCCGTCTACGATGACGTTGATCTTCCCGTTTTCCATTCTGATATTGATGCTCTGCATTTGGTGTACCTCCATATTTTAGAACGTTCGTTCAAGAATTTCAATTTGGAATCTTCCACAAAGAACACCTTGCATTTTCTTCGTCCGGTAACCCTCGTAAGCGGCAATTATGGGACAGACTATTTTGTATAATGGAATGTTTAAGATCGCCCCACCGTCGCTCCACCGGCGGTGGGGCTTTCTCACGCGCCTGTAACCAGCATAGCAAAACTGGCAGAAATGTCCACCCTCAAATTGGTAAAACCATACCCATAGCAGAAGAATCAGCGAAATATATGTGAAAATGGAGGTATATCATGTCGGCGATTCAGGAACTCGCCCCATATCTTTCTGCATATCAGAGTAACATAAAGCGGGCGAAGGAAGATCAGCATTACACCATCGATAGGCTTGTTGAAGAATCCGGCGTTTCCAGATCGGCTGTGACGAAGCTCTGCGCAGGAACACAGCAAGACCCGAAACTGTACAATTCTGCCGCGCTATGCCGCGTTCTCGGGCTGTCGCTGGATGAGTTGTGCGGGCTTGTCAAACCCGCAGAAAGCCCGGAAGAACTGACCGAGCAGATTCATCATGTCGAGATCGAAAACGCCAAGCTGGCGGCAACAACAGCCGCGCAGAGCGCACAGATAAGGGCTACACATACAATGTGTTACGTTCTCGCCCTGTTTTGTATGCTGCTCTCCTTTTCTCTAATTGCCTGCCTTGTGACGGATGCGCAAATTCGGAACACAGGTCTCATTCGTGGCGGAGATTTGTCCGTAGCTGCATGGGCGTGCATTGCCCTGATCGTAGGTTCAGCGCTGGCTTCGGCAATTACTTTCTATGCAATCCGAAAAGAACGTGGAGGGAAACATGGAGTGCATCAAGTGTAAAAAGGATATACCGGACGGTTCTGTGTTCTGCTGCTGGTGTGGTAAACAGCAGCAAGCGCCACAGCGAAAGGCTTTGAAGCGTGCAAACGGTACAGGGACAGTTTACAAGCTGCAAGGCAGGCGCACACGACCGTGGGTAGCCGCAAAAGGAAAAACCATAATTGGATACTACGATAAAAAAACAGCCGCCCTCGACGCGCTGGCGCGGCTACAAGGACGGAGTATTGATGAAATATATAACTGGACCTTCAAGCAGGTTTACGAAGCATGGAAGGATGAACACTTCCGCGATATCGGCGCGAAGGGAATAGAGTCTTACGAACGCGCATATGACGTTTTTGAACCATTGCATGACAGAAAATTTCGCGAACTGCGGACCGCTGATTACCAGATTGTCATAGACAAGTACAGCGATAAGTCCCACTCGCTACTGTCGAAGTTCAAGCAACTTGCAACGCAGATGTCACAATGGGGAATCCGGCAGGAACTCATAACGACAAACTTCGCTTCGTTCATTAAACTGCCCGAGAATGTGAAGAAAGAAAAAGAGATCTTCTCAGAAGAGGATATCCAGAAGCTTGAAGCGGACGGTTCCCAGGCAGCCAAACTTACCCTGATGATGGTCTATACCGGTATGCGAATCGGTGAGCTGTTCGGGCTTAGAACCGAAAATGTCCATGAAACCTATGTGATCGGCGGGGAAAAGACAGAAGCAGGCAGGAACAGAATAATCCCAATCCGTTCCGAAGGGCGTAAATATTTCGCAGAATTCAAAGAGCGTGCAAAAGGCGAACTTCTGATCTCTGGGTATGCCGGGCAAAAAGTCATTGCAAATTTTCGCAAGCGTGACTACTACCCGCTTTTGGAGCGGCTCGGAATCTCCAAGAAAACACCACACGCAACAAGGCACACATTCGCAAGCTGGGCTGTAGCAAACAATATCAAGCCGGAACTCCTGCAAAAAATGCTCGGTCATGCAGACTATTCCACGACCGCAAACATCTATGAACACTTTGATATCGACCAATTGATAGATGCTATTGACGCTCCTGTTACTAGCACGTTACTAACAAATCAAAAAACAGTGAAAAAGAAAAAGCCCTGAAACCTTTGAGATTTCAAGGCTTTTTTGGTGACCCGCCGGAGATTCGAACTCCGGACACCCTGCTTAAAAGGCAGGTCTCCATCATTTTTTGAGACTTTCTAAGCACGTTTTCAGACGTTTTAAGACATTTTTATAAAATTTATTGAATCTCAGACGTTTTCAGATTTTTTCAGATTTTTTCGGTTACTAACAAATAGCTAACATGGTTACTAACACTAGATGCGTTTTATCTTCTGCATAACAGAGTTATAAACCTTGCTGTTTACCATCGCAAGTGTATCCATAAGTTCGTCAATGACCGCCCAAGCCTTCGCTGGGTCTTTCCCGGCAACCGCAAGCAAAAACTCACTGTCCCCGTACTCGCCCACAGTAGCCGGTTCTGCGGTCACAGGGGCGGGAGAACCAGAGTAGTAACCCACAAACTTATCTCTAGCATTCTCCGCTCCCTGCATTTTGTCGCGTATCACATATAGGTTCGCCAGTTTGGCATAATTGGGATAGCTGGATTCTTCGTATTCCAGCCGTGCTATTTCCTTTCGGATTTCGGCTTCATCCAGCATGTCTGTCCCTCCTTATGCTCTGTCAATCTGCTCCATGCAGCGCCGGATAGCCTCGCGCGTTTTATCATCGTCCGCGTCGTGCATCATGTCTTCCAGTGTCGAGCGCATATGCTCCCGCGCGTCGGTGCGGCTATACCGGCCCATAGAGTCCCGACGCCTGCCCCGGTAAGAGCTTCCGCGCCCATACGTGCCGCGCATATCGGCTTCCCACTCGCCATCTCGGGAATAGCCGCCATCCTCAAGCATTTCGATTTTGTAGGTGTTCTTGATGGAGCTTGTCAGCTTCTGGATTGCGTCCAAGTCACCGGCGGACATTTCACGCTTGTCTGCGATTTCGTCAAGCTCTTTGCAGAGCATTTCTCGAAGGTTTCTCAAATCGTACATATTCCTTCCTCCCTTCACGATACGCGCTCGACGATCATATTGCTATTTGCGAAACTGATCGCCTGTGCGCTGGTGTTCTTTGCCGCTACAGTCAAGCAGCAGCCGCGCGGAACTTCTACGAAGGTTGAAACGTAGATGTTGAAATAGTTCTCAACAGCAGCCGGTGTCACGATCGCTGTAGCACTGTTCAAAGCCTCCCCGTTGATGGCAAGCGCAGCGGTGATAGCTCCGACTGTTCCGCCTGTAGGCACGGCGATATTCGCGCCAAAAGATACGCGGAACTTCGCCTTACACTGCTGCGTAAGCCCACGAAGCGTAACAAGTCCGCTTCCGTCACGGTGGACGATACACGGTTTGCCACAAGCCGACGTGGAAATTAGAGGGACGTTCTGCCCGGCGGCAACAGTTTGAATCCCGGATGATGTAAATTCAGCCATAAAATCATTCCTTTCTAAATGCGTCGAATTCGACACGGTTAAAATAGCGGCGGGACGATTG